CGAGGAAGTCGAGGAAGTCGAGGAAGTCGAGGAAGTCGAGGAAGTCGAGGAAGTCGAGGAAGTCGAGGAAGTCGAGGAAGTCGAGGAAGTCGAGGAAGTCGAGGAAGATAATGAGAAAGTAGATGAATTAAATAAACGGATTAATATTAATATTAAGGATTATACATATGACGAGGCTATTACTGAATTACGACAACAATATCCTGAAGAAATTAATATGCTTAAAAATCTAACTGAGATTATTACAGTACTTGGTGAAGATGATCCTGATACTATAGCATATGTAAAATCTCGAGATGAATATATGGCAAAACTGTTGTGTCATAATGAAAAAATTCTAAATACATTACTATCATCTAATAATGATATCCTACAAACATTAACTAAAGAAGTTCAACCTATTATTCCTGTTGTTGAACCAGTTGCTGAACCTATTGTTGAACCAGTTGTTGAACCAGTTGTTGAACCAGTTGTTGAACCAGTTGTTGAACCAGTTGTTGAACCAGTTGTTGAACCTGTTGTTGAACCTGTTGTTGAACCAGTTGTTGAACCAGTTGTTGAACCAGTTGTTGAACCAGTTGTTGAACCTATTGTTGAATCTGAATCAGCCACAATTACTGATACACAAGAAGTAGAAGTCAAAGTCGATGAAGAAGTCGATGAAGAAGTCGAAGAAGAAGTCGAAGAAGAAGTCGAAGAAGAAGTCGAAGAAGAAGTCGAAGAAGAAGTCGAAGAAGAAGTCGAAGAAGAAGTCGAAGAAGTAGAGCAGATTGATACACTAATTCTGTCTGAACCTGACACTGAATCTGAATTTGAAGAAGATAATTTTGTACCAACTATTGAAGATAAAGTTGAAGATAAAGCAGAAGACAAAGTTGAAGACAAAGTTGAAGACAAAGTTGAAGATAAAGTTGAAGACAAAGTTGAAGATAAAGCAGAAGACAAAGTTGAAGATAAAGCAGAAGACAAAGTTGAAGATAAAGCAGAAGACAAAGTTGAAGATAAAGCAGAAGACAAAGTTGATGAAACAGATAAGACTGATAAGACTGATACAGACAATAATTCAAGTAAAGTTACAACTGTTAAAATTAAACCTAAATTTGGAAAAAATAGCGGTGTTATCAATAATAATGATGGTATTAACAATGATGATACTCAAGAAAATATTACAGATAATAATACTGTAATTAAAAAAGAAACTAAATACGATATTCCTAAAAAACGTATGTATGGTTGTAGACTGAATAAGAAACATTGATATGAAATTATAGAATATTTACTATTGGAATTTTTTTATTAAATTTAATAAAAAAAATTGTTTCGGTTTTTAATAAAAACCTCAATAATTTTTTTATATAATATCATAGCTTAAGCTATGATATTATTCAAAAAAATTGAATATTATATATTTTGTCTATAACACCGTTAAAGTATATATAAATATAAATATAAAATGACTACAGTATCGTTTATCACTAATGATGATTTTAAGAATGAGTTTCAAAATGAGTTAAAAAATGAGTTTCAAAATAATAATAATAATGATGGAGCTGGTGATGATATAGATGATATTGATTTTGGAATAGAAGAACAAAATCTAGCAGTAATTTATGATGGAAATACTAAATTAGAAGGAAACGAAAAGATTAATCCATTCTTTGTCGGAATGCGTGGAGGTAGTATTAAATCTATTCAATGGGGTGATATACATCGTAATTATAACAGTATTATTATTCTTACAATTGATGATAAAACTAAACCAAATAATTTAAATAAATTATTTAATTATAAAATTAATGAAGATGGATTAAAAGATATAACTGGTATTACATTTTTTAGAACAGGATTAGAAATTCTTCGAAATAAAGAACATTATTTCAAAACAAATATTGTGTCTAAAAATGATCTTTGTGAATTATTTCCATCATCTACTTTTAATGAATCAGAATTAGTACTTGGAATTTTTGAAATGAATGAAGAAAATACACGTAAATATTGTGACATGTATAAGATTTCAGAAAATGTAGATGATATTACTACAAAAATGGATCTGTATAATTATTATCTAAGCGATAAAAAATCTACAAATATTAGAAATATTTTTCAAAATCTAAAAGATACTGATTATTGGATTAATAATAAAAATCTTGATATCAACATGACTCAAACTTTTGTTGACAGAGAATTTAATAATCAACGGACCACTACAAAAACAGAATTTAAAGTTGTATCCATTCGAAAAGAAAATGAAGTAAATTATAAAAATCTACTAAAAAATAAAAATAATTCTGAATATCCTGTTGGTGAAGCTAATCTAATAGAAAAACAAGAACAAGAAAAAATACAAAAAACATATGTACCTATTAAATCAAATTTTGTTGACCCAAGTTCTGTTATTCGTGGAAATAAAAATGGCAAAAAGAGAACCTTCTATACTTCTTCAGTAAATAAAATATCTCATGCTTATATGACTGATATCTTTACAAATATTAATTCTGAACAATTACAATATGATATGCTTAACAATTTTCTTGTATCTAAAGATTATTGTCATCTTGTTGCTAATAATAAACTCATCTTAGAACATAGTAAACAACTTTTTGATAAATATCCTCATGTATTTAAATATACATTTGGGTATACATGGCTAACTTTCTATCTTGAAGAATGTCTAAATCGTGGCAAATCTACAATTGATAGTCGTTATACCTATGATATACATGGTGCATCAAAACTGCCAGTATTTCCATTCACATATTCTGATATCAAACAGAATCCTTATCTTACAGTATTAATAGATGATGTTGAATTATCTCAACAAAATATCTATGGATTATCCTTTAAGGATAATTATGATGGATATGGTGTAGCAGATTTTGATACTTTCAAACACAGATTTAATATATTTATGTCCGGTAATCCGGATATAGACCCACTTAAAGGATTAGACTGGAGTACATTTGCTGTATCAGGTTCTGCTATTCCAGCATGTCTTCAAAACCGTTCTATACTCTTAGATACATTTGTTAAGAAATCTAATAATGATGAAACAGAAGGATTTAAACAATTCATTAAAAAATATTATAATGATTCAGATGTTGACCTAATGTCCAATGAAACGAATCTTGTAAAATTTCTAAAAAGTGTAGAAACAGTTTATAACCTCTTAAAAACTAATCTTAATGCAAATGATACGGATATGAAGTATGAACTTGTTAAGAATTTTGCAATATCGATTACTAATCATTTCTTTGAAGTATATTTAGATGATTTTAATAAAACTTATAATATGACTATTACATTAGAAGAATTTAAGAAAATGTCTGAAGAAATGATATTTAAACTGTATGTTTATCAGAAATATATCGAAGTAAAAAATATTATGACAAAGAAAATACTTACACCGGAAAATATTAAGAATAAATTCTTTACAGAATATATTATCCCGTATAATTATGAGAATATGAATATCTATATTGTTGATCCTGACAACTATGATAATTATAATCTACAAGATAGTGAAATTATATATTATCTTAATGATTATGGCAGAAGTGTCCCGCAAAAAGATAATAAAATGGTTGTTAAATTTTCAGAAGCGGTAAGATTTAAACTATATTGTAAGAATACCAAGATTGAAACTTTTAGAATTAAAGATCGTGATTTCTTTGGTACAGTTGCACGCTTTCACTTTCCATGTGTTCGTGCATATTATAAAGGTGATAATGTTTACATGCTTCCTAGCTGTATTACTGCAATGATGACAGGATTAAATATTGAATATAAATATTTTGCAGGAATACGTAATCCAGTAGATATTATTAATAAATATCTACAGAGAGGATTTGGTGTATTACTAAATAAATTCGAAATAAATCTATTCTTAGAATATAATAAAACTCTACCCGATAATCATCCACTTAAATATAAAAATGATTCTGATAAAGATATCTTAATTGGAAAGAAAAATATCAAGAATAAAATCTTTGATATTAATTATGATTGTGAACTTGGAAAACTCATTGAATCTAATGATGATCTGAAAGCCTATTATAATAAATTCCAGAAAAATTCTTGTGTAGATTGTCTTAAGATGACAACCATAAATAAAAATGGTAACATAAATAAATTCAAACCATCTTATGTACAATTATGTTATGATGAAATGAATTAAATAAAACTAATTGAATAAAATTAATATTTTTTTATATTATTTTTTATATTATTTATATACTTTTTACATAGATTTAGTAAAGGTTTTCTTACAGACTGTACAAGTATAAAATACAGTAGCAGGCTCATCGATGCATCTTGTTTGAGTAATATAATAAATGTGTTTACGTTCTCCACATCGTGCACATTTAAATTCATCTGTTGTATTTACATGAGACAGTGTATCATCACGAAGATTATTTTTATCAATTATAGATTTCCATCTTGCCGGATGAAGTTGATAATTATGCAGAAATGCCACAATTTGTCCGGATATTTTTGAACTTAATACATCATAAATTAGTGTTTTGTTTTCAACATGTTTATTATTTTTATCTAAATTGAGTAATATATTTTCTAATTTATCATTATAAGTTAATTCAAAATAATGTTGTGGAAACCCATTCGCATTAACATAATTTAATGCAAATTCAAATATTCCTTTTTCTATTTCTTCAGCAATTACATAACAATCAATAACCTTATCTATACGAAGAATATTTTCTTTTCTATCCACATGCGTTTCAGCATGTTGAATGAAACTGACAGGAAGCAACAGAGAGTTTTCCATAATAAAGTCAAATCCCTTTAGATATTCTCTATCATATGAAAAATTATCTATGTTTAAATCAGAATATTTATTATCTGTCATATTTATGTATATATATTATAATATTAAATGATTAAATGATTAAATGATTAAATCATATTATATTCAAATTTTTCTCTTAATAGAGTTAATAAAAATTTGAATTTATTTATCTTAATTTGATATAAACCTTTAAATAATATAGTATAATATAAACATGTCAAGACTTAATATATTTAATATTAATGACAATTTACTTTTAAAAAATAATCTAGATAAACTTAAAAAACAAATAGATAAAAAAGCGAATGAATTATATAATCCATCAAAAGAAACAAAAAAAAATATTAATAATATTATTTTAAAATATATCAAAGATAATAAAAGAAAAATCTATGGAGGATATGCAATACATCAACTTGTAAAAAATAAAAATAAAACAGATGGTATTTATAATATTGATGAATATCCAGATATCGATTTTTATTCACCTGATCCAAATTCGGATATAATTAATATTTGTAATATTATTGCTGGATCTGGATATACCAGGATTAATGGTAAGGAAGCAAAACATCAAAATACATACAGTGTGTTTGTTGATTTTGAATTATATTGTGATATAACTTATGTTCCAAAAAAAATTTATAATAAAATAAAATTTATAGAATTAGATAATATCAGATATGTTCATCCTAATTTTATCATTATAGATTATTTAAGGATAATAACAGACCCTATAAATAGCCATTGGAGATTAGAAAAATCTTTAAACAGATTAATAAAATTACAACAATATTATCCACTCTTTTCTGTAAATGATCGGATTAATATATCCCCGTCTGATAATGATGATAATATAAATAAAGCATATGATAAGATTATTCAAAATCTATCAGAAGATAATATTATTATTGGATTCTATGCATTTAATCAATTTTTAAAAATTTGTAAACAAAATGAAATTACAATCCCATTTATTGAGATTATTTCAAAGAATTTTATTCAAGATGTAAATAAATTATTAGACGTATTAAGAACAGAGTTTCAAGATATGATAACATATACTGAATATTATCCATTTTTTCACTATATTGGTAATATGGTTGAAATATATCTTAATGGAGAATTGATTTGTATTGTATATGATTATGATAAGAGATGTTATTCTTATCAGGATATCAATAATTTAAAAATTGGGTCTTTTTCATTAGTATTATTATATTCACTTATTAATAATTTTAAATATAGATTAATGGAAGACAATAATGTTGAACATTTGTATAAGATTATGATATCAGAACTAATAAAACTTAGACAGAATCATTTTAAAAAAACAAAAACTAATATATTTTCTGATACAATTTTTAAAGATTTTATTATTGATTGTATTGGACCTTCTATTAATCCTGAACACCAATTATTAATTAAATATGAAAAGAGAAGAAGCAAAAATAAACCATCTCTGTATATTTACGATCCTATAAAACAACGTAAAGAAGAAAAAGATAAAAATTTCTGTTTTAGAAATTTATCAGGAAATGTTATTAATAATCCAAAGCATACATTATTAGATAAAACAAATATTAATGATGATGATGATGAATCAGAACTAGATAATATTGATAAAATTGATGAGATTGATGAGATTGATAATAGTGACAATATGAATGAAATAGATGAAGAATAACAAATGAAGAATAACAAATAAAAAATAATTAGAAAAAAGATGAATTTTATTTATTTAACGATTTAATGATATAAAATTAATATTATTAAATCAGATGATAACGATAAAAGAATATGAAAAATATATATTAAATGAAAAAAATAAATATATTACACCTATATTTATAGAATCTACATTAAAAAAATATGATATTAATCATAAAATTCAAAACATTGATAATTTTAAATTAGCATTTGTTCATATTTCATATCTTAAAACACAGCAATTAACAGACAAATTTACTAAATTATTAAAAGAAATTCCACCAATTGATACACAATTAATTAAAAAGACTTTACCATTACAGGAAAATTCATATGAAGTTTTAGAATTTTTAGGAGATGCGGTAATACATGCGGTGATTGCTGAATACTTATTTAAGAGATATCCTGATAAAGACCAAGGATTTTTGACGACACTCAGAACTAGATTAGAAAAAGGAGAAACTTTAAATAAATTTAGTAGAAAACTTGAATTTGATAAATATGCTATAATATCGAGAAATATTGAATTAGCTGGAGGTCGAAATAACAATGTTAATATTATGGAAGATATTTTTGAAGCATTTATAGGAGCTTTAAAATTAGAAACTAATTTTGAAACTTGCCAAAAATTTATAGTAAATTTAATAGATTCAGAAGTAGATTTTGCAGAATTGATATCTAAAAATGATAATTATAAACAAATATTAATGGAATATTATCATGGGATTGGATTTAGAACAACTCCAACTTATCATTTAATAAAAACTATTGATGATAAACCAAAAAAATTTATTATGTTAGTAAAAAGCCCTGAAAATAAAGATCTCGGAACAGGCACATCAACTTCTAAAACACATGCTGCACAACTTGCTGCAAAAGAAGCTTTAATAAAATTAGGAAAAATAAATAATAATGATGAAAGTGATGATGAATATTATTTTTTTACCGACTAAAAAAATAATAAATTAATTTTTTTTTAATTTATACATTTATTTTATACATTTATTTTGGCATATTCTAAAATGTTAATAATTAAAATAGTGAGAATAACTAATCCAGTAAAACCATATTGTACCATCGGATATGGAACATATTTTACAACTACAAACCCAACAATAGTTAAGATTAACATAACTAAAATATAAACTGTATTGCTTTTAGTATAGCTACTATTTTTAATTTGACCACCAAGATAGAAGATTATACATATTACTGTTAATACTAAAAATAATGTTTCAATCATTTTATATAAATATATTAGAAAAAATAAATTATTTTAGAAAAATAATTATTATATTATAATATATATGTCATATCAAAAAACACGTGATAAATATATTGATTTAAAAACAAATGGTAGATTATTTCCAACATGGATTTTAGCAAATTTTCCTAAATTTAAATTACCTGAAGTTATTCAAGATGAATCATATGATGCATGTGCTGTAAAAGCAGAAGACAGATTAAGAGAATATCAGATTTTTATATCTAAATATCTTGATTATAATTCACCTTATCGTGATATTCTTGTATATCATGGTTTGGGTTCTGGTAAGACAGCTTCTACCATTAATTTATATAATATCTTATATAATTCTACTCCTGCATGGAATGTTTTTATATTATTACCTGCTACACTGCGAGCCGGATGGATACGTGAATTAGAAAGATGGCTTCAAACTGAAGATAAAAAATACAGATTAGATAATATTAAATTCATATCTTACAATGCACCCAATGCTGACAAGGCATTCATGGATGCTGTTAAAAATGCTGATACATCTAAAAAAAATATGTATGTTATTGAAGAAGCACATTTATTTATTGGTAACGTATATTCTAATATATCATCTGGTTCTGGTAAACGTGCCCAAACAATATATGATTATATATTACAAGATAAAAAAGAAAGTGAAGGCGTACGTGTTATATTATTAACAGCTACACCATCCGTTAACAAACCATATGAATTGGCATTAATATTTAATTTATTACGTCCTGGAAGTTTTCCTAAATCAGAAGCACAATTTAATCAATATTATATTACTACTACATCTGGTGGATTAGAAATAATTAATCCACTTAAAAAAAATAATTTCCAACGTCGTATTCTTGGTCTCGTATCTTATTATATCGGTTCTACACCTGATTATTTCGCTAGAAAAACTGTAACTTATATTGATGTTCCTATGGCGAAATATCAAGATGAAATTTATGAATATTTTGCTCAATTGGAAGATTCAATTATGAAAAAAAGTAAAAATGCTCAAACATATATGTCATATACACGACAAGCATGTAATTTTGTCTTTCCTGCTATGGGCCAAGGTATAACCGGTGAAGCGAGACCTAGACCTCGTAATTTTAAAATATCGGATAAATTAGATAAAGGAGAATTAGAAGTTGATAAAGATGATAAAGAACAATATTATGATGTAAATGATTATTTAAAACAAGTTGAAAAATATACATCATCATATGATGCATATCTGACTGGAAAGATGTATTCTGACAAAGATAAAAATTATACAATAGTTGATGATATTAAGAAAATAAGAGAAAAATATAATTATAATTTATTTGAATTTTATCAAAAAGAGGATAAAAAATCATCATTGTTTGTAGCATTATATGCATGTTCTGCTAAATTTCTATCAGTTATTATAAACATTTTACGTTCATCTGGACCTATTCTTGTCTATTCTAATTATGTATTAATGGAGGGGTTGCAAATATTTAAAGTTTATTTAAAATATTTTGGGTTCTCTTCATTCAAGGATGTTAATTCTGGTACTCCTGGATTTAGATATGTTGAATATCATGGTGGTATAGATAAAGAAGAAAGATTTAAAAATATAGATCAGTTTAATGTGATTGAAAATAAAGATGGTTCTGTTATTAAAATTATTATGATTTCTCCAGCTGGTGCCGAAGGTCTTTCTTTAAGAAATACACGTCAAGTACATATTATAGATCCTTATTGGCAAGAAGTACGTATTAAACAAGTTATCGGTCGTGCAATCCGTCTATGTTCACATAAAGACCTACCAAAAGAACAGAGACATGTTGAAGTATTCAGATACAAATCAGTCAGAAGCACAATGAATAAAAAAATTACAGCTGACCAATTATTAGAAAGTATTGCACGTAGTAAAGAAGGTTTATTACAATCATTTGAAGATGCTGTAAAAGAAGCAGCAATAGATTGTGAATTATATAAAGCACATAATTTATTATTAAATGATTATAAATGTTTTAAATTCGAAGAAAAATTATTATTTGATGAACAAATTGGACCAGCGTATAAAGATGATTTGAAAGATGATTTTAAAATGGATATTGGTAGTAACAGTGTAAATTCAAAAACTATCAGAATAAAAGTAATAAAAATTAAAGCAGTTAAAATCTTATCAAAAGAGGGTAATACTTTTAAGTATTCTTCTGAAAAAAATTATTGGTATAATCCAGATACTAATATTGTATATGATTTTGATTTGAAATATCCAATTGGAAAAGTTGGTGTAGATGATAGTAATTTACCATTAAAATTATCATCGGATACTTATATAATTGATAAGATTATACCGATTCCACATATAGATAGTAAATAAATAGTAAATAAATAGTAAAAAAATAATAAAAAAATAATAAAAAAATAATAAAAAAATAATAAAAAAATAATAAAAAAATAATAAAAAAATAATATTTTTATTTGCATTTTATCAATCTATGATATATTTCACGTTGTTGGTCATATAAAATTTTAGTTCTATTAAATCCGATTATTTTGGCTCCAGAATTTATTTCTAATAATTTCATATATACTGTTTTATCGTATACAGGATATATACTAAAATATCTACCATAATTATAACTTTGTATCGCCATTATATACCAAAATATATATTGTTCTTCTTTCATATCAATATTATCAAAAAATAATAAATAATTATCTTTAGACCCCATTTTTTTCGTAGGTTCATACCATTTTGGCAAATTATATTTGTTATTTATAGCATCATCTATATTTCTATAAGGATAATAATTTTTATCAAAATATATTATACCATTAATATTATTTTGTGATTTTTTTGATAAATCTAAATATTGATTAATAGATGATTTTAATTCATCAACATCTGATTCTTTTTCTACTAGAGTAAAAAAACACCTCGTGAATATTTACTACAAATTTTATTTATTACATTAAAATATGTTGAAGATGCCTTACTATTAAATCTCATATTTTTAACATTATACCAAAACCACGGAATAGATAATATATTGTACATTGTTAATTTATAATATATAAAATATTATAAATTTAAGTATTAAATATTTTTTTTTCATTTTTTTAATTTTTTTTATAAATTTGTTTATCTATTTATTTATCTATAATTTTTACCTGTATTAATTTGATTTTCACATACACCAATTTCAAATTCCATAGATGTTTGAACATCCATACCAAATTTTTCATAAAAATTAGAAGCCGATGTTTTATCAGGTAATTTTGATGTGCCGTTTACGTCTGATACCGGCATTGGTTCGAATGTTGTACCCGTTTCTTCTCTTCTCAATAATGTAAAAAAAATTAAATTGGAATCTTGTGGTAATGGATATCCAAATTTTGTATTATATTCTTGTTGAATTCCTAATGAAATTCGTGCATTTGTTTGTGGTTCAATTTGTGTGCTGGCTGGTTGTTGAGTTGATGTTGGTGGTATAAATATTTCTATTGTCATTCTTGATAAATTTTTTAAATCATCATCATAAAATATTTTTACAGGTTGTGTTGCTATCCATAAATCACTTATAGCATCATAATAATTAGAATCTCTATATAATATAAAACAATTGTTTTTGATATTTGCATCGGTTGAATAAAAATTATCATTTGCTATTTCTTTTATTCTCATTATTAAATATCTATAATTTCCTAAAATTGTTGATTTTGATGCAGTTAATGATTCTCTATCGTAAGATATTTTTCCTGTAGTAGAATCTTCAGTATATTTATAAGTAATAATTCTGGGTAAAGATACATATTTTAATTTAATATATTTAACATTTCTAAATGGTACATCAATTCTTGGTCCAGGAGCTCCTGTATATGCAACATTTGCAAATGCAAGAACTGATTGATTATTTTGATTAACATATTGTGATTGTGTTATAACCGATGATCCTGCTCCACCAATTGATACTGTAAATTGATATGGATTTGGATAGGCATTTATGTCACGATCTGAACTATCTATATGTATAGTATATTCTGTTATAACTTCATTTACTACATTTTCACCAATATTGTTGATTATTGTATTCCCATAATTTTTTGTATCACGTGGTGGTATCAAAGTTGCCTGATTTTTAAATGCTTGATTAAATTGTGCCCCATCAAAACTATTTTTTTTAAATGTACCAATAGTATAATGAGATGGATTTTTAAAATTTGAAAAATTATTTAAACTCATGTATATAATAGAAATATAATAATTTATTTATATATTTTTCAATTATATTTTTAATATTTTTTATTTTTTTTAAATAATTGTGTTAAGTTAATATTTTTAATATAATCTATAATAAATATAGATGGATGATATTGTAAATATAATTTATTCTGAAAAAAATCTATCAAAATTGAGTGATAAATTTACATCATTTTTTGATGATATAGGTGACTCACAAAATGCAAAAAATGCCTGTAAACAATGGTTAAGAAAAAAAATGACAAATATATTAGAACAAAATAAAAGTAATATGAGGGGTCAGAATAAAAAAGATATTATTAAAAAATTAAATTCTGATTGTTTAAAAACTGCAGTAAATGAATATAGAAGTCATCAAAATTCGAAAACAAGTGGTCAAAATCTAAATAATTATAAATTACAAAGAGATAAAGATTTATATGGTAATAGAAAAGTTAAAGTAGAAAAGAGACCCAAATATCGCGATGAAGGAAAACTCGGTACAGCAAGCGATGCAGGTGGTTATGCGAGTTTTTCTAATAATCAAGAAGGAGAATTTATGGCAGCTGATGGCACAATGGGTAGACAAATGTTTTTCGGAAATATAAATGATATGATGCAACAAGATGATAGACGTTCAGCTGCCGATGATTTAGAACGACGTATGATGATGAGAAAATCTGATTATGATGGAGGTGGTGGATTTGATATGGGTGGGATGGGTGGAATGAACAACATGGGTAGGATGAGTGGGATGGGTAATCAGGTTATGTATAATCCAAATATTAATGGACAAAATAGAAGACCACCTGAAATTAATTTTAGATTAGATGGTTCTGATTCTCGTTATGATATGCAACAAAATCAAAATCAATTTGACCAATTTGGTGGAATGGGTGATATGAATAACATGGGTGGAATGAATAACATGGGTGGATTTGATTCAAATGGAGGAATGGAACAATTTGGGATGTTCAATCAATATGGAATGGGTGGAGATCCGGTGAATAATATGAATGGGATGAATGATATGAATGGGATGAATGGTATGAATAATATGAATAATATGAATGGGATGAACAATATGAATGGTATGAATGGGATGAACAATATGAATGGTATGAATGGTATGAACGGTATGAATGGTATGAACGGTATGAACGGTATGAATGGTATGAACGGTATGAACAATAGAAATTACGATCAACGCCGTGGTTCTAATCGCCAAAATTTTTCAATGGGTAGGGAAGGAACAACTGAAAATTTAGCAAATAAAGTTAATCAAATGAGGAATCATATAGCACAAAATATTGGTCTAGATCCACAAGCCTTATTACATATGACTCCTGAACAAATAGAAGATCACATCAGAAATCAAAATAAAAATAAAAATAAAGATAATTATGATGATAATGATGATAATGATAATGATAATGATAATAATGATGATAATTATTATGCTGAACGACGTAGAAATAATAAATCAAATGGTCGTAATCGAAATATTAAAAAAGATGATGATGGAGATGATGATTCCGATAACGATAATGAGAAAGAGGATAGAAAGACACAATTATTAAAAATGTTAATTGATATGAAAAAAAATAATATAAATAAAAATAAAGGTCTCAAAAAGGCAGTATCTGAATATAAAAATGACAGTAAAAAAGATAATAAAAAGGACAATAAAAAAGATAATAAAAAGGATAATAAAAAAGACAATAAAAAAGACAATAAAAAGAATAAAAAAAAAACGGTAGAAAGTGATTCTGATAATGATGATAATGATTCGAATGATGATAATGATTCGAATGATTCTAATAATTCTAATGATTCTGATAATTCTGAAAAATCAAATAAATCAAATAATAAATCTATGAATAAAAATAATAAATATAATAAAAATAATAAAAATAATAAAGATAATAAAAAATCAGTAAAATTTGCTGAAAAAATAGAACAACATGAATCATCTGATAATAATACAGATAATGAAAATATTGATGAATCATTTAAACAAAAATCAAATAAAATTAAATCTGATAAAAAATCTAATGTTAAATCTAGAGAAAAGATATTAATTAAGATATCACCGGATGAATCAAGTGATGGTAAAGATCTAGACACGAAATATTATTCTGATTTTATGATAGATTTAAAAGAAAAATTTAACAGAGATTTTAAGAATTTATCTAATTTTAATTTAAAAATTAAAAAATTAGATTCTATTATACCTGTAATAGATGAAACATGTAATACATTAAATATAATTATTGGAGATGAGACTAAAAAAATAGAATTAGACGATGGATTATATTCATTAGATGATTTAGTTGAAGGTATTACTGAAAATTTAGAAGATGTTAATATAACGTGTAAGACAGATAAGAAAGGTAGAGTTATTATTGAAAATACCGAAGGAGAAGATTTTACAATTGATTGTACAGATAATTCTTTTGGTAAATTTCTTGGTTTTACAGAACAAGAATATATCGGTTCGTCGAAATATATATCTGAAAAATCTTCAAGTTTATTATTAAATAATATATATATATATATCAATAATATATCAAACACTGAACCATTTTATAAAATAGATTCAAACAAAAATATTTCGCAAATATTTAAACTTAACGAGTCAAATAAATCAGTTGAAGAGATAGATTGTTTAATAATACAAATAAAAGATAGTATAACAGATGAAGATTTAGATTTACATGATTTTAATGGAAGAAAATTTGAATTTGAATTGACATTTGAATGTGATAAAGAATAAATATTTTTGTTGTGTTTCTGATGCTTCAGCAAACTCTCTCTTTCAAAAAAATTGAATTTAATATTAATAAATTATATAATATGATAAATAGAAATATTATATAATGGCAAATAATGTATTAAATGGTGAAATAATGAGAACAATAAATATCATTATAGATATGTATCCTGAATTAAAAAAAGATAAGACAGAAATTGTAAACACAATATATGGTAAAATGATAAAACCATATAAATATATTTTTACCAAAATATTTATTGAAAATCAAGAATATTATATAGACCCCGATGATAATATCTATACATCTGATTTAAAATTTAAAGGGTTTATTAATAAATCAAAATTATATATGTTGGATAAACTTGATAATGAAATTAAATTTGAAATAGAATATGATAAAAATATGTGATAAAAATTTTTTTTCTATTTTTCTATTATATGTCATCTAACGTATGTATAAATACCGATAATTTAGATAGTATTAGTACTGATAAAGTTAAACCAAAAAAGATAGACGAAACAAAATGCGCTCCTGGTAAAAAATTTGAAGCAGGTTCATGCATTACTTTACCAATATTAATTGAAATGGCACATGCATATAATAAGATGAATAATAATAAAATTAAATTGAGTTGTAAATCAGATATTATTCATCCAAATAGATATAAAAAATATTTATTAAAAAATATTAATGAACGTTTTCAAAATGTTTGTAAAGATCAATTATGTTGGACTAAACAAGATTTTATTAAAAAAATGGATGAAAAATTACGAGACCAATTACAAAAATATACCATAAGACCAGAAGGACCAAACGGTCAATTTGAATGGTTAAATACTGTAAACATAGATGAGGTAATGGAACAATATGAAAATGTTAAAAAGGATTTTGTTTTTTTAGGTGCTGTTCCAATGGATTTTCAAGAAATTAAATTAGATGGATTATATAATATAGATTTAAATGAACAATTAAATAAAGGTAAAACCAAATTTGGAATTATATTTAATCTTGATGAAAGTTGGCAATCTGGTTCACATTGGGTTGCTGGATTTTATGATATTAAAAATGGTAGATTTTATTATTTTGATTCATATGGTTCTAGACCAGAAAAAAGAGTTGCAAATTTTATGAAAAAATTTTATAATTTTTTCAAATCAAAAAATCCAAATAATAAATCTGATTTTAGATACAATACAACACGTCATCAATATGAAAATTCGGAGTGTGGTGTTTATTCTATCGATTTTATATTAAAATTATTAGATGGTAAATCTTTTGATGATATTATTAATAAAAAATTACCTGATAAAGAAGTCAATAAATTAAGAAAACAAATTTTTAGAAATGCTAATTTTAAGTAGATAACTTTGTATTATTTAGTTAACTTTGTATTATTTAGTTAACTTTGTATTATTTAGTTAACTTTGTATTATTTAGTTAACTTTGTATTATTTAGTTAACTTTATATATAATTTTTCTAATTCTTCTTTTAGTTCATTATCATCTACAATATTTTTACATTTATTATTATTGTCTTCTATTAATTTATATATTTTATCAGACTTTTTAGAATCTTTTAATTTATTTAGAAATGCAAATATTACATCATTTTTTATATGTTCAATTTCTTCTTTCATATTTTTTAATTTAAAATATGTTGTTCTATCTTTATCATAAATATTATTTAAGATATTAGTTGATTTAAATTCTGTAGAATCTACAAAATCCAAAAATAACTTTTTATAAGATTCACTTGATCTAACAAATGTTATTTGTTCCCACATATTTTCAAATTTACCTTTATTCTCATCAAACCATATCTTATCCCTCTGAATTGTTTCACACTTTGATTTTTTTAAATACCAATATACTATTCTGTCTAAACCCATCTCTGGAAATGTTTTATCTAGATTTTGTAATTCTTGTTCATACCATATTTTACAATCTTTTGGACTCATTTCTATTTTTGGTGGATGTATAAATTTTGCATGTTCATGAACTATTGATAAATAATCTTCTGTATTATGAGATATAAATTTTTTAGGCAATAATTGTATAAGACACCCTTTTTCAAAAGATGTTGTTTTTGATCTAAATGGTTCTGATTTACATGTATCTTCTAAAAAATCTTCATAATCTTTATATTCTGAAAGATTACATTGCCAGAAATCACATTCATCTAAATCACAACATTCTAATTGTAATTGTACCTGATCCCAATAATATGGTGTATCTTGTCTGCACGTCTTATCTTGTTTTATCATACGTCTTAGTGGTACTTTAATTTCTAACATACGTCCGACTAATTCTGTTAAATTTATACCATTATTTTTATACGGCGATATTATACCATCAGGACTGGCACCTATACACATAACGATTGGATGTTCAACCATACCAAATTCTTTTGTCAATACATTCATTCTGTATTCATAGATTGCTTTTGCAATATCTTCATATTTCTTTCCATGATATGTTGCTTCGTTATTTTGAAATGTTTCTCGTGTTTTCTTAACTATCATTCTATATGGGAATTCATAATGATTGTCCCCGACTACCACTCCTGCATCACTTGCGGTAATTTTTTTGTCACGTTGTGCAAACCATTCAGGTGTTCTCTGTTCTGGATATTTTATTGAATTTAATTTATCAAACTGAGCTCTTCTGCGTTTGATATCTTGATGTGATATATCATCATCAAGTTGTGTATCATGTATCCATGATTTACTAAAAGGTCCAAATATGGGATTAATATCATTGTGTCTAAAGGGTAAATTAGATTTTATATTATATTTATTATTGAGATTTGCTATTAGAGTTTTATAGTTATTATTTGTTTCATAATTTGTATCTAATACGTATTTATTATTTATCATATATGAATATTTTGCAATTAAATCTTTCATTTGAGTGTGATTTAAATTTATTATATCTAATTCTCTTATAATTTTATCTAAAATATTATTTAATTCTTGAATTGAATTTATGTTTTTATATGTATTATTATATTTCGCAAGTCTAGTAATTATCTTATTCATTTTTATTTTAATATATATTATTTAGTATATTTGTCTTTATATTAAAAAATCAAATTTTTTATATTTATATTTATAATTATATAATGTCATATAAAGAAATATATATAAAAGATACTATAAATTAAAATGGATGAAAAATTAAAAAATCTTTCGCTTAATAATACTGATAATAATTTTAATAATATTGTTCCTGGAAGTACAATTAAAATAAAAAATAAAGAAAATGAATATATCGTACTTGGTTATGACCAGTATAGAACAAATTTAGTATGTGTTGATTATAATGATTATAATGATAAGTATCAGACTGATAAATTTTATCTTGTTGATAATAGTAATCTAGAATCAGTTACAAAATATAATGAATTGCCTAAATTAACTAGATTTGTATATGAATAATCTAATAATCTAATAATCTTAATTATCTAATTATTTATTTAATTTTTTCTTTAATTCTAAATATTTTTGTTTATATTTAAGATATTTTTGTATATAAGATATTGATCTACCAAGATGCATATTTTCTGGTCTAATTAATGTTTGGTCTGCTCCAAACATTTCGATTGTACTATTAATTATATTTGTTATACCATTTGGTATAATCGTTCCGAATAAGTATTCAAGAGGTTCATAATGTCGAATCGGTACATCAGGAATATAAATAATATAGTTTTTAGTAAATGAAATTAATTCGCTTTCATCTTCAATATTACATACTATCCTTTCTCCTATTCTTTGAAATTGTAGATTAATAACATACCCAAAATTATTTATTTTAATATGTGATTGTGTAGGCCCTCCTGGTGTATCATGAATAGTTACATGTAAACTGTCAATTGGAAATATATATCTTTCTCCCCCACCAAGTTTAGCATTTAAAACGATTATAAAATTATTATCAATTCGTATATCTTCTATTTTTATTCTAACAAATTCATCCATATCAACATGTCTTAAAAATATATTTTCTATCTCATTTTTCCAGTTATATCCAAATCTATGTTTGAATGAATCTATAAAAATTCTTAGCGGTGTACCACGCATAAATGCCCATAAATTTCTATTTGGTGGTGTTATAAGTGGTGCAGGTGATGTAGGTGGTGATATATCAATTATATCCATATCCATATCTATATATATATAATAAATAAAAGTTGATTTTTATATATAATAATATATTAATGTTTTTATTATGATAAGCATATATATATATATTAAACTGTTATAATGGATATTAAAGCGAAAGGATTTGTTTCTGACAAATTCTCACGCTTGGAGTTATCGAAAGACATAAACTCTCAACCGAAAGGATTTGTTTCTGACAAATTCTCACGCTTGGAGTTATCGAAAGACATAAACTCTCAACCGAAAGGATTTGTTTCTGACAAATTCTCACGCTTGGAGTTATCGAAAGACATAAACTCGCAAGCATATGTAACCGATCTCGGTATTGCTATTGCTGGGTCCGCTGATTCCGGAAAGTCTACTTTTATAGGAGTCATGACAACTGGTAAATTAGATAATGGTGATGGAAGTGCTCGTGTAACAGTTGCAAATTATCCTCATGAAATAAAATCAAAAAAAACATCGAGCATCTCATCTA